GTCGGCATGATTAGGGGTAGTACCGGGTAGTCAGTCATCTTGTTTTTCTCCCTTGTCTTTAAGGCCGTTGGAGGCGAGGATTCCAGACAGTGCTCCGGTCAGGAACAGCATCATCGGCGATAGTAGCGACCATGCACTTTCATCGTTGGGTGACACGTCTAATGGCTGTACAACGAACAGCAGGCCGTAAAGCAGAGCTGCGGTTGAACCTAGAAAAGCAACGGCAAGAGCGATACCGACGATAAGGATGAGTCGTGCTTTGATCTCGGAATTGGTGTATTTCTTCATTGGTCGCACCTTGTGGCTGTTGGTTTAGTTTCGCAGGTGTCTCGAGTGCGGTCATTGCACCCAGTGATGACGAACATGAGGACGACGGCGAGAGCTGCGATCACGGCGAGAGTTTTCATGGTGTATCAGGGAAGTCGGCTTCGGGGCCTTCTGTCCATGTGGCTGGGAAGTCTCTTAGGGCTTGGCGGTAGGTCGCCCATGCTTCATGGTCGCACGGTGCGTCTGGTAGTTGTGACCAGTCAGATTGTGCAAGCAAGTCGTTTCTTATTGCTCGCATCATTTTTTCAAAAGTATTAAACGGGTGTTCAAGGTTAATAATCATGCTGGGCCTAAATCTTCCACTACAAAAACGCCAATACTGGTTGCACTACACATTGAAGCATTACCTGCTGAAGTTGACATTCGAATCTTTCGTGTCAATGAACCAGCGGTCTCAGTTCTGACAGTAGTAAATGCAATTAAATCAAGAATGCCAGCCCCTCTTAAAGTTTGCGTGTAAGTGTTAACGCTCACATTTGAAGCGTTTACAAGGTTGACTGTTAAAAGTCTTGCCGCGTCAGCGTCTGCGCCCGGCACGAACAAACTGTATTTGTAATAGCGGTTGGCTACGGCAGTAAAAGTGATTGAACCAAAATCGCTTGCAGTTGAAGTTGGTGCAAAGTTTGTGCTTCTAAGACTTACACCCATAATTCCACGAGGAAAACGGTTCTGCTGTGCAGCTGTCAGAATTGCACCCGACGAAAAGTCTGTGTTTGGGTCAATAGCCATGTTTCTCCTTTACCAGCCGAGTCGACTGGTGTTCAAAATACCATTTACAGCGTCATTAAGAATGAAATATTGGTAGTACTCACTCGGGCTTAAATACAAAGTAATACGAGTCTCCGACGGCGTACCCGAATAACTCATACCTTCATAAACCGTGTTGACTGTCTGCAACGACTGCCCTTGGGCCTGCCATTGCAAAGGCAACATGATATAGAAAAAGACACGCAGACCTATCAACAAATCTTCAAATGCGGTTGTAGTGTTACCTGCGTCAGTAAACGTCACTTCGTAACGCAAGGTCGTTGGGTCGCCCTGCATATTTGCCAGCCAACTTGCCAAACCGTCAGCTTGAGTCGTTGAAGCGTCAACCGTAGTAATTGAGTACCCAGAGACACCGTAAGCCGTTTGGCTGGTCGTGTTGTTGGCTTGCTGTTCAGCCACTGTTTCAGGGGTGACAGTTACTTGGTTATAAAAGTTTTCGCCGACCGCTATTCGTTTAAAATCTTCGTAAGCAATAGTCGTACTACTGACCGTGCTTCGAGTTAACGAAACGGTGCCGGGTGTGCTTTCAATGTCGCCACGACTAGCAAAATAGATACTGCTTTCACGAGCCGACAACAAACCTTTTTCTGTTTGATTTAACAAATTAAGCCTGTTGAGAATGGTGCCGCTATAACTGGCTACACCTGAAGCGTTTGAATTGCCCGTGGTACCCAGTTCTAAAACTTCAGGCGTGTTTAAACCTGTGAACGCAAAGTTTGTTTGTTTGGCTTGTTCAATAGTTTTGGCAGCTGCGTAACCAGCAAAAGTTTTGAGTTGCCATTTGCCTGCTCTACGAAGTTCGTCAATGCAAGTAATAGTTGCTGTTGATAAACCTGTGTTGCCGGGGTAGTCGTTGAAATCAATATTTGACACAGTGCCTGCAAATGCAGGGTTTCCTGTAGTGAAAAAGATGACAACTTTTGTGCCACGGGGGAAGTTGGCTATTTGGTTGGTGTTGTTTTTGATGGTGATATTAAACTGACCACCTGCGTAATTGTCGTTGTAGTTTTGTCGACCATCAACACCGCTAAACGACAACACGTCAGTTGTAAAAATTGTTGACCCAGCACCATATTTGAACACCCAACCGTAAGCCATTATTGGACTCTTACGGGTAAACGGCCTACGTTGCGGTTGTACGCCTGCAATGCCTTGACCACCTCGTTGGGGTCTGCCGACATGACATTGACGGTTATGTTGCCACCGCCGCCTAAAGCGTTGTTGGGTGTGATGTTCCCAGACGACGACGGTGTGAACAGTTCCGGCCCGCGCTCACCCACAAGATAAGTCGAGCCACCAGCCACAGGACCGCCCATAGCACGAGCCCCACGGAACCGCATTGCGTTAGTTGCGTCCGTGTAACCGCCAGCTTTTACAAGTTCCAGCAGTGACAACGCTTTTTCAAGTTCACCAGTATCAACTAGAACTCGAAGATAGTTTTGTTGATTATTAGAAAGATTGATGTCTTCGGCAAGTCTTAACACCATTAACTGAGCGTCAATTAGACCCGCTTCGTATTCACGCAGAGCACCTTCTGCACCTTGATAAGCCTCAATAGCGGTTTCTTTAAGTTTTTCCAGTTGATCTCTCGCGCCCATCATTGCACGTTCAATTTCAAGAGTGCCGATAAGGCCCTTCCAAGCATAATCCGTTTCTGTTACTTCATCGCCTTGTTCGTCAATTGCCCCAGTTGTTTTTTCAATAAAAGCAATTCTGCTTTCAACATAGGGCTGATAAAGGTTTGCCATACGTTCAAATTCAAGGCGCGCTATAGCGGCTTCGTTGCCGAACATTGCCATTTCTTCAATTGAGAAAACGTCTTCAACAACGCCGCCAGCACCACGCAATGCTTCAGGGAGTTTTGCTAACAGTTCAAGCAATTCGGCAACCTTAGGGATTAGACGTTCGCCTAAGTTGATTGCCATTTTCTCAAATGAGTCTCGCAGGGTGTCCATCGCGGCGCGATAGTTCTCGGCTTTTTTGACTTCATCTTTGTCAATAATTTTTGAATCATCAACACTTGCCAACGATTTCTTGAGGTCGTCCGCGCCCATTGCAATAAGTTCGGACATTCCCTGCCAGCCCTTGCCAAGCAACTGGGTAGCAACTCGGGCTTTTTCTGCTGGGTCCTTAATACCCTTAATTCGTTCAATGGTGTTTAGAAATGTTTCATTGACATCCAATGCCCCATTATCAAGATATACAAGGTCTACGCCAAGGTCGCGGACTTTGTTGGCGTCCATGCCAATGGTCTTATTAAGTTTTCCAATTGCAGTCGTCAGGGCTTCTACCGGGACACCGATATCTCCAGCTGCTTCCATATATCGAGATGCGTCCTCAACGGCCAAACCTGTCGCATCCGAAAACTTTTTGGCGGCTAACGCAAGTTTTTGAAATGCGTCTATACCTGAAACAGCAAACTTGACAAATGCGGCCGCGCCAGCAATGGCAAACGCTCCAGCGTTGGCTTTGACAGCGTCAAGAGCGGCGGTTGAGCCAGCCTTAAATTTGCCCATGCCACCCTCGGCTTTACCGACAGCAGCTTTAAAATCGTTGAACGCCGCTTTAGCGTTTTTGATGCCCGTATCTTCAAGACTGGTAATGATCGGAATGTTGATTGCCATTAGCGAATCCTTGCCATCTCTCGGTTTGCTTCGAGCACCACGGCCTTAATCGTGGAGTCCATTTCTCGTTCAATCATAGACAAAGAGTCCGATGCTTTAGCCCACATGAAACGCGACGGTTCACCGGGTAACAAACTGGCAAACATCGGACGCCGATATTTAGTTTCACGCTTAGACGACGATCCTCCAGCCTTACCAGCCATATCTACAATCGCCACAGGCGCGCCCTTAGTCGTAATACGAACAATGTTGACAGGGACGCTCATACGGGGCTCGTTGAGGTTCCTGCGGGGCTTACGGCTGTCAATCTTGATAACCGAGTTCTTGCGGTTGCTCCACCCGGTACGACCGTTGTGAGCCATTCCCGACAGCGGAGGCGACGACGGAATCGACTGGTTAATTTCAGCGAGCAACGGTTTCAAAATGTTGCGGATGTCTTTGTTCAATTCACGCTTTAAAGCAGGGTTGATTTTGCCGAGTTCTCTCAGCGTTTCGCCCACACCTTTCACTTGAATTGTCATCGCTTGCTCTCGTTCTGTTCAATAATCAACCTGACCATTTCGTCAATGATCTGGGCTGGTGTTTCCATCAGATCCAACGGACTGATGCCTGTACGAACAGCGAGCTGCGCGATCAG